CCCCTAGATGAGGAGTGGTTGCCATACACAGCGTCGCCAACAGATACTACAGTTGAGCACTCAAGATATTTGTATACACAAGCAATAAACGGAGAGTATGGAGATATAGCAGAATATGAGCATCATACATTGTGGACACCATGGTATGAAGATAAAACAGAAGTATCTACTGAAGGTTTAGTTCAGTTACTATTAGAAAAAGGTGTATTGACAGATACAGAGGTTGATACTATACTTGTTGAGAAAGCAGAGTTCCAAGGATTCTCAAGACCTGCGACAGATACACTAACACATAATGGTGGAGCATATTTCGGTACAACATAACTACGCAGACAAATCAGATAAGTGGCATCACACAATGGCGAGGTATCTGGGGTTATCCCTAGACACCTCTTTTTTATTTGGCATATTACCAGGTGTATGTCGTGAAGCAATAGGTAGATATGACCACATGTATACAAAGCGTGAGTGCTTCAATAGTAAATTAGTATATGCATGGTCAAAACATCATGCAGATAAAATAAATGCTTCAAAGTTTTCAAAGAACGTAGCATATTATGGCACTGCACCATTCTTGTGGGAGTTGGGACGGGTTGCCAGCAGTAATGATTTCAACCCAGAGGGATCTTTATTCTTCTTACCAAGAGACGATCAAGTTACCATAAGAGAGGATGAGTTTGAGTCAGTGCAGCAGGTGATAGATTCGGCACCACGCCCTATAACATTCTTATTACCATGGCGTAATTGTGATATCTGGAAAAACTGGGATAAATTGAAACTTGCTGGTGATGCAAAGTTCATACAAATGAATGACCCAATCACAAGACAAGAGACTTTATCGTATCATATCCTAAAACATGAGCATGTATACATCCCTTGGCCTGGCACTGATGTTTATTACGCTGGTCTCTTAGATAAAACTGTTCATGTTTATGATAGATTAGAACAATATCGTACTAAGACTCGTGATGAAATGGATAGAGAGAATAACTTGGTGATCCATTATTTGAAGTGGGGATATGATTGGTTATCAGAAGATCAAAAAACATTCTTCGAGTGGACAAGAAACTGGCATGATATTGATAAACCAGTAAGAAACTATCTTACCATAAAAATGCTAGGACTTGATGTTCTCAAGTCACCAGCAGAATTATTTGAAGATCTTATGTACTATGGTTTCCTAGAAGATACTCAAAGATTCGTGTATAATCCAGAGTATCAAAAATCTTATGAGTGGTTATCTATGACTCAGGAAAAAAATCTGTGTCAGACATCGCACGATCATCCACATATATCACTGCTCTAGGTTTACCAAAAAATAATTTGTGATACTTCACACCCCATTTCTTGAGTTGTGCTTCTGTTCGTTCTCTACAATAATTATCTGCTTCTTTTTGTGCTGATGTTATATCATCTCCATGCATTGCACTACTTCTTATGAATCCTCTTGCTGTCATAAGATATATTGTAGCACCTTCGTCATATAATTCATTTACATATTCTATTCGTCTAGGTCTAGGCACTGCTTCCCAAGGTGTACCTTCGTGTGGTTCAGTCAACGTACCATCTATATCAATACAATAGATGTTCGTCACATAATCGGTGATGTCGTCAAATTTTTCAACGAGAGGTGCGATATTCGAGTTCATTTTCAAGATAGTGAATTGCTTTTTTTAGGTCTGCGATGTCGTCATCTTTATGACCTGCTCGGCAGACATATTTGATGACGTTACCAAGATGGAAATCAAGTCCTTGATCTCGTATGAAATCCCATACTTGTATGTTTCCTCGTTTATAATATTGAGGGCCTCGATCTGAGGAGACAATCCTATTGATGTTTTTTGTCATGATATATGGGGTAGTTTTGGTAAGACAACTCCTATGTGTTCCAACATCACATAGAGTTGCCAGAGTGCATTTGTTTCAAATTCGTGATAGGTTCGTGCAGGTATGATTACAGTATCAAGGACTTCGTGTTGCTCTGGTGCAAACAGTAGTGTGTCGCACTGATGTCTGATATCCATAACTGCATCAGAGGTGCTACTATGTCTCCTACATGTGATACCTATAATAAGATCAGCATGTTTTGCATATTGCATCCATGAAAGTTTCCAATCACCGTCCCCACCCACTGCTGTAGTATGTACTGAATCTGGAGCAAAACAAAATTTACCTGTGTGTCGTGTAATATCAGATGCCATGTGTTGAGCAATGGCAAGATTACCACCATTACCAATGAGAGCAATACTACCTGCCTTCATGAGTTTTGAAGGAAAATGTCTGAGATCAACTTCTAACATTTTTTTGCTAGTTCCTCTTCTACTTCGTGTATGTGATGAGGGCGATCAACTGCCCTGATCTTTCCACATTTCAAATCAAAGGGTATCACGTTGTATTTACCACAGAATCCAATAGTATCTAGTCCATGCCAATACTGGACAAATGTCATATCACAATTAGGAAAATCTACTATCACATCCTTCTTATACATATACAATCCTAGTTGAGTCACTACATTATCACAGATGACATCACACTTTCTTTGCATGTGAGTAACAACTCCGTTGTTTACAATCATCTTGACCACATCTTCGTCATCTATCTCCTCTGGTTCTAGTTCTCTAGATGATTGAAGTACGTCTATATTATTATCAATGCAATATCGTATCATATCGTCTATCCATTTCGGTTCGGTGAGTGGTTCATCACCTTGCAGGTTGAAAATAAAATCCGCCAGCAGCGATCCAGCAACTTCAGCAACTCTATGAGTACATGTATAGTGTGAAGAGGTAACTATACTAAGATAATCATTTTCATTTGCTAAATCTTGTATGATTTTATCTTCGGTTGCAATAATAATTCCATCAAGATACTCAGACTGCTTTGCTATATCTGCTACTCGTAAAACCATTTCTCTGCCATTTATCTTAGCAAGTGGTTTGTTAGGAAAACGACTAGAACCTAGTCTGGCAGGGATGACACAGATAATTTTTTTATCTTGATACATAAAATCCTAGTTCACATTATATATTGTATGTGACAGTTGGTGAATTGTCAATCACCTTTCAATGCAAGATATTCCTCCGCTATTGCCTTGATCTTATTATAATTTTTTTCAAACTCAGGGTTATCTTCTTGCCAACAATTTTTTCTATGTGTGTAATCTCTTGGTAAGGTATTATTCCATCCCTTGAATACTTCTTCATAACTGTCTTTATCAAGGTCAAAATATGTGTAAGGTATTTTTCTATCGTCCAATATTCTTACTATATTTTCTATTTCTTCATCCCAACTATCCAAATATTTCCACACTAATTCTTTATCTCTTTCATAAGTTTCAAAAATATTCGTTTTGGAAATATTAATTGTAGGTCTAAAATCTTGGAATCCATCTAGTTTACTAATATACCTGTCTAATTTGTTTGATTTGATTGGCACTATGCTCATACTTTCTCTCAAAAAAGGTGTGAGATCGTCTAACATCCAATCACTCATACCTGCACCACAGAAAAAACAGTCCACTCCTTCAAGTATGTCATTCCATTGACCATCAAGAAGTTCACGAGTGAGAGGTTGAAATACATTTCTATATTTCCGTAAAATTTCATAATAAATTTCTGTATCAATATATTTTACATCAGAGTATTTTTTTACATCTTTATCAGATATTAGATTCTCCCTTTGGTCTTGAGTGATTATCAAAGTGTTACCCTTCAAATCCCACGCTAGGTTTCTTATAGAGAGTTTGTTTATATCTTCATTCTTTATAGGATTGATTTGACTCACATGGGGTAGTCGTAAACTTCCAGTCCAGTAATAATTTTTGTTTTTTCCCCCTTTACTAAGGTCTTCGTATATTATTTGTCTAATATCCTTATGACACACACTCAGTTTATTATTGTTGTGATAAATCGACACACTTTTAGTTACGTCATACCACTCAAAAGGTTCAAAGATATGAGTTGTTGACCCAATTTTTTTGATATAATAATCACTCCATGTCATTATTGTTTTGTCGTTTATTAGGGCATTTTTTTTCAAGTGCATCTTCCCAATATCTAATCCACCCCAATAAAAATATTTCATGAAAATAATAAGTTTCGTGTTATCATAGATATATCTATACTACCACATCAATGGCGATACCGCATCCAGTAAGACCAGAGAATTATGGCAATCATGATCTAGACCCTCGTTGGGAGATAGGAGAGTTCAAGGTTGGAGATATAGTAGAGTGCTTCCAATGTCTCAATGGTGTGATGCAACCAAGTAAACCTGACTGTGGCATTATATCATTTGTATCTGGGGATACTATGAGTGTTTGTGTAGGATGCAATACACATGGTAGAGCAGTCAATGTTGTTATCAATCAACTCTATCATGTAAGAATACTAGAGGAACATGAATATTCCAAACTGGCAACATCACTCCAAAAAGGATGCCAAACCAACAAAGCGACCTCAAATGTTGCGACAAGCGAGGAAGAGAACCTCGCAGTTTCTCACACGCTTGAGAAGAGAATCGAAACTTATCCACTTGAAGCGAAATCATACTAAGTGACAATAATAATATTGGCATAAGGGTATTGTAATATAGAAAAGTTGTGTTTATAATGAATAGTATATACACCGAATCTAATGCCAGTCAACATTGAAATCAAAGGCAATCTTGCCAAACTACTCGCAACAGAGAACCTTATCATTGAGCATAAGGCAGTTGATACAGCATCATTCGATATTCAACGTAGAGTTCTAACTCTACCCCAATGGGATATTGATAGCAACTATGTGTACGACATGCTTGTTGCTCACGAGGTTGGTCATGCTATCTTCACACCATTCAGAGATTGGAGAAAAGAAGACAAGTACAAGGATGTACCCAAAGATTACATCAATGTAGTAGAGGATGCTCGCATTGAGAAATTGATGAAGCAAAAGTATGCAGGGTTGAATAGAGACTTCTACAAGGGTTATGAAGAACTACATGCTCAGAACTTCTTTGATGTGGAAGATGAAGATGTAAATGATCTCAAACTCATTGATAGAATCAATCTATACTTCAAGATTGGTGCATATCTTTGCATTGACTTCAATGATGAAGAGAATCAAATCATCACAGAGATCACACAGGCAGAGACATTTGAGCAAGTGCTTGACATATCTAAGAAGTTATACCAATTAGGTAAGAAACAAAAAGAAGAAGTTGAAGCACTTGAACTACAACAACTTGCAGAACTAGCACTAG